CTATCCGAGGATTGCCGCCACACCTGCATCAAGTTCGGAAGCGTCGTCACCGCGCGGAAACAAATGCGCATAAGTGCCAGCGGTAATCAAAATCGTGCTGTGGCCGAGCCTTTCCTGAACTGTCTTCATTGGCAAGCCCAAACCTCCATCTTCCTTTCGGTTCGCGCACCAGCTTGCATAGAAATGCCGCAGCGCATGCATCCCACCATATTTAGCTTTCGGCTCGCCGTCCTCGCCGGTTACGACAACACCCGCCGCAACCTGAGCAGGGCAAAAGCCGCGCTGTACGATGTTGGCAAGCCGCTCGACATTGCCTTCGCCATTCGGAAATACGAGATCGAGTTTGCCTTTCGGACATGCCAGTTTCCATTCCCGCAGCGTGTTGGCGACTAATGGTGGCAACGGTACGTCGCGCTCGCTGGTGTCGGATTTTGGGGATCCAATGTCGTTCCAGCGGTCGGCACGCTGCCGCACGTGAATCTCGCGCTTGCCAGTATCGACATCTTGCCAGCGCAAACCGCGCAATTCCGATGCGCGAAGGCCCGTGAAGATTGCGGTTAGTAAGAGAGGGCGCCAACGGCCATCCAGCGCACCGACAATTGCCTTAACCTCCGTGGTCAGCGGGAAGTCAACGCCAGCCTGCACCTTCCGCTTCTGCCGTTTCTCGACCTTAGCATCCTTTCCGCCGCGTTTGCGCCGCATATCGCGAACGGGGTTATGGGCGACTAGCCCGCGCTCGCGCGCGTCTTCGAATATAGACGAAAGCGAAACGTGCAGCCGCTTCACCATCGCGGCGCTGCAGCCTGAATCGCGCGCCGCGTCCTCGAAGGCGCGGATGCTCGCGACCGTCATCTTGGAAAGCACAGAGGCGCCGATCAGCGGCACGATGTGTTTGCGGACATGGGTCTTGTATTCGCGCACAGAGGCGCGCTCCAGTTCGCGCGCGTCGCATGACTTCAACCATAGCTCGGCTGCCTTGGCCACTGTTGTTGATGCGCGCGCTGCGACGTGCTTGCCGTCGCGAACCTCACCGCGAACCGTGAGCAGGTAAGCGTCTGCGTCCTTCTTAAGTTCGAACTGCTTGAATCGACGCGCGCCAGCGCCATCGCGGTATTCGGCGAGCCAGGCTATCTTTCCAGATGGGAGGATTCGTTTGCGCAGCGCCATAGTCACGGCGTAGCCGAAGCGCGGAATCTTTGCAACACGCGGAATGCGCGAAGCATCTTGACATTATCACGGTAAAGCGGTACGGTGCGCGTCCAATCGAACGCAAAGCACCCATCACAGCACCACTTTCGCAGTTTTACCAAACCCTGTCAAGAACTTTTTTCGGAGGAGCATTTCGTGGAACCGGCAAACGACAATCTAGCAGCCGACATTCTAGAAGGCGCGGCAGCCATAGCGGCATGGACTGGATTCAAAAGGCGTGCCGTCTATCATGCGGTTGCCAATGGGCATTTGCCGCACTTCCGCATGGGCGAGACGGTATGCGCGCGCAAGTCGACGCTCCTGGCGTGGATTGCCCAGCAGGAGGGGAGGGCAGCAGCATGAAAATCGAACTGACTGCGGATGAGGAATCTCTGGCCGAGAAACTCGAGTTTGACCCCGGCAAAGTTCGCGACCACGAAGACTGGAAACGAAACAGCGAATTGGCGGCTCAACTGGCGCACTCAATCCTGAAACGCAAAGCCGTGCCGGATCACAGGCTACGCTATTTTACGGACCCGGATTACCACCCAGGCGGACGCAATAAGTCGCGGCGAGACAATTGGGTAGCCAACGGAAACTCATATGAGGATATCCTTCGGCACAACAATTTCCTGCCGTATCTTCGCTACTTCATCCACGGGCCGAATATCCCAAAGCGGATAATTGATGAGTTCCGGCAGGCGGTTCTGGACTGTGGTCAAGTGTCGTCTGGCGACATGCCGGAGCTTACAAAAATGGCGCGGCGCCTCTGGCGAGAGTCTGGCCGCATCTACGATGCAAACACGTTCTATCAGATGGCCTTAGAGTGCGGCCTCAACAACTTTAGAGCGCCGTCGATTCACTCCGCCATTCGACAGGCTCGCTAGATAGCGCAGTCAGATCCGCCCCGCGGCCTCAATCTCCTCGCAAGCCCATCACAAGGGCGCCGCGGGCGGCTAACCCTTAGTTCAACGGGAAATCCTACATTGCAGATCCTTTCCATTCGACGCCTGCAGGCGTCGGGCGCTGACGCGCGTTTTGATATTGCCATCACCGACCAGCTGCGCCTGTTTGGCTTGTGCCTGACCAAGAACGCCGATGGCGCCTGGCGCACCTATGCGCCCCGCAATAGCGGCGTGCGTGTTGCGAGCTTTCATCCCTCTCTGGCTGACCAGATTACCCGCGCTGCCGTAGCCGCGCTGGAGGGCGAAGCCAATGTCGGAAGATGATATCTCCCCTCCATATTGGAAGATTGACGACCCGCGCGGGCTGCTTGGTCAGACGCGGGCCGTTGCTTTGATGCGCAGCGACAAGCGCGCGTCGTATAAGCACATGGCCCTTATCGAGTTTCATTGGGGCTGGGCGCATGAGAAGTATGACTGGACCTCGCTTGCCAGCGTGCGCCGGATGCATTCGGTATTGACGGAGCGCAACCCGCTCGGCCAGCCGGGCATGACAACGCGACACATCAACAGCGGCAATCGCGAGCTATGCGAATGGGGATGGCTTTTTGAACTGGACAAGGGAAGTGGTCGCCACGCGAGCCGCTTTCTCCCCAACTACGCCGTGTTCAACATCGCCGACACAGGCAACTTCGCCAAGTTTGTAGATGGTGAAGTTACCTGTAGCGTATCCCGTGTAGGGACACACAACGGATACGAGATTTTGTGTATCCCTAATGGGGACACAGATGCGTGTACCTACGAGGTAAACGCTAATCGCTTTAGCGTATCCCCTGTGGGTAACAAAGACTCTCTTACCGGGACCGTCCTACAGGACGGGGCTACGGAAAGAGATATTGACTGCGCCGCGCCTTTGGCGCCACCGCCTGCGGCTGGCCTATCGGCCGCCACGGCGGCGGGAACGGCGCAAGACGAGACGCGAATCGCCAAGACCGGCTTTGACGAGCTATGGGATGCTTACGGCTACAAGCGCGGCAAGCCGGAAGCCAGGCGAGCATATGCCCAGCTGGCGCCTAGCGCCGATCTTCACGCCGAGATGGTGGAGTCGGCTCGAGCATGGCGAGAGACATGGGCCGCACAGGACAAGCCCGACGCGCCGCGGTTCACGCTGACCAAGTGGCTAGAGCGGGAAGAATACGAGTGCACTCCGCCAACCGCCTACAAGCCGAAGGAGCGGAAGGCCAAACCTGATGACGGCAAGCCGGCATCCAAGACCAGAGGCCACTTAACCGACCAGTTGCGTCTGCTCGAGACCGAATTCATCGGCAGCCCATTTGGCGACTATCGGATGCGGCTGAAGCTTGACGGGCCGGGCGGGGACCAAGAACACATCCTAAAGGTTCTGGCCGATACCGGCACCGGCGAGGACAACGAGGTATTTAACAAACTGCAACGAGCCTTTGGCAGTGACGCTGATGAATGGCCCGGCCAACGATTGCGGTTGGAGATGGATGGCGACCGTATTGTCGACCTCCTGCCAGAGCGGCGGCCGGACAGACGGGTTAAAATCGTGTCGGCCGCGCCGGTTGACCTGGACGACTGCAAGATGATTGTTGCGAAGGTCACCGATGATAACGGGAAGCCGGAAGGTGGCATCGAAATCACGTATGAGTCCGATGACAAGCATGAGCAGGAAAAAGGTCAGGCGCGGCTGCGGAAGCTTATAGCTGCGGTTGGCCTAGATAGCCTGTCCGACACAGACGAACTCATAGGCCGCATTCTGACCGTAACGGCTTCTGGTGACTTCAAGCCGATGCCGGTTGAATTGGCGGAGGCAGCATGACGCTCGCTGACCGCCTCCACGAAATTGCTGATCGGCTTGCCAGGTTGGTGCCATCGCACCGGGATCCGCATCGTTTCCATGAAGACAAATCCGAGCTGGTCGACGCACTGCGCCGACTGGCTGCTAACGATAACCGCAAGGCGGAGCGCGCACCATGAGGCAACGGTCAAAGAACATTCGTGCCGCCATCCGTGCTCGCGCCGACGCGATTGACGTAGCCCGCGTTGCTGCGAAGTACTGCGCCGATGCAAACCGCCAAGCCGTTGACGAAGTGTTGGACGAGGATGCCGTCGCATTCGCACACAGCGCATTGCTGGTGGGCGATGCGCTCGAGATAGTGGGCGACAGCGGCCCTTGCCTAGATCGCGCTCAGCGGCGCGCCTGGGCGGCAGGACGGCTCTTGTCAATCTTGCAGTCTATCCGACGCACCTATGCGCTCCTAGACGAGCGTAAGGGAACGGCGGCGACGATCGCCAAACTTGAACGGGAAGTCGAACATTGGCGCACCAGCGCACAGGCCGCGTGGCGAGCTTCCGGCATGGATAAAGTCGTCCCGTTTAGAGATCCGAAGCACAGCTATCATGGGACACCGGAGTGGGCAGCCTAAGATTTTTCTGATCGCCCTCTTGCGCGCAAGACCGAACACCTCCAGATTCATGCTGACTACGAAATAGCCGCACGGGTTGTGGGTTTCTACAGACTGGCAGAGAATCGGAGAGAACCCTCAAATACGTTGGCCAAAAGCGCGAGGCGGCTACCATAAGGGACCCCGCGCCGATCGATAGGAGGTGACCGTGGTCACTTTCGAATTCGAGGCCAGCCGTTCAGCTGATAGCAACTGCTATCGGTTTGTACTGAACATAAGCTTGGCCTCGGTCATGCTTTGGTTGGTACGGATGGCGTAAGGAGCAAGGGTATCTCGGCAACGGGATACCCTTTTTCTTTTCGACCGAAATCATTGAACAATTTCGGCTGACGTCGATTTTTACTGGCCAAATGGCGCTTTTTGGCCCCTCAGCCTGCAGTATATATAGAAGGGCATTCATCCTTCGCCAATTTCGTCAGCGTGACGCTGATGTTGAACCGCGCCCCAGCGTGACGCTGGCGGCCGGTTTTATTTTGCCCAATCGAAAATCTTGCACCTGAAATAGGAGGCCGCCATGAACGGCTGGACCACCCGTGGCTTCGCCGCCGCGGAGGCTGCCGCATTGTGCGGCCTGCATCGCGGTCAGCTTGACCTGCTTATCCATCGCGCCAAGGCCGTCGCCGTGCTGTTCTGCGAAAAGCGCGGAAGCCGCCGCTGGTTTTCGCTACGCGACATAGCCGTGTTGCGCATTGCCTACGATTTGGAACGCGCTGGACGCACATGGCTGACTGCGATCGGCGCAGCGTTCGACAACCTCGAGCATCCACCGGATTCGGATTCACTGCTCATCGCTCCCGCGGTCCAGAAGCGTGGCTGCGGTCGCCCTCGCATCATCGCCGACCGTGACGTGCCGCGGCTGAATTTTGAGCGAAGCGAAATCATCGTGCCAATCGGCCGCATAGTTTCCAGCATTTTGAAGGAGGCCGAAGTTGTGGCCGTTCACTAAAAAGGCCGCGCCCGCGGTCGAGACCAAATCCCTCGCCGAGCCGGACGCCGAGCTTCTCGCGATCCTTGGCGCCACCGTGAACGGCACTGCCGCTGTGTCCACCAGCACGGCGCTTACGGTGCCTGCCGTATCGGCAGCGATACGCGTCATCTCTGAGGCAGTCGCAACCCTTGAGGTGAAGGTCCAGCGCAAGGACGGCGACACGTGGGTTGACGACGAAGAGCATCCCGCCTGTCCGCTATTGCGTGGCTTTGCATCGCCCTGGCTATCCGGATTCGAAACCATCCGCGATCTCGTGTCTGAATCCTTGACGCGAGACTTTGGGGGCCTCGCTTGGGTCAACCGGATTGATGGTAAGCCGGCCGAAATCATCCACTACAGGCAAGCTATAATTTCGGTCCAATACGCCCCCGATACAGGCGAACCGACTTATAGGCTAAGCGGCCAGGTGGTACCTACTCGAGACATTATCCACCTAACGGGACCATTCGGGAGGTGTCCGCTCAACCTCGCTGCCGAGGCAATCGGCGTCGCCTGGCAGATGGAAAAATACGCCGCGAGGCTTTTCACTAATGGCGCAAGGCCGGCCGGCGTTCTGCAGTTTCCTGCAGGTGTGAAGCTTGGCGACTCCGCGCTGGCGAAGATCAAAGCTGGCTGGAACGCTGCGTTTGGTGGGTCCGGCAATGGTGCTGGAACGGCCATCACCTGGGACGGCGCGGAATGGAAACCGTTGTCCTTCTCTTCGGTGGATAGCCAATTCCTAGAATTGCGCAAGTTTCAGGTAGACGAGATAGCACGCGCGTTTCGTGTCCCGCCATCCATGATTTATAGCCTCGATCGGGCCACGTGGTCGAACTCGGAACAGATGGGCAGAGAGTTTCTGACCTATTGTCTGGAGCCACATCTGCGCGCACTTGAGGCCGCACTGACCCGTGCTCTAATCGACCCTGGCGACCGTCGCACGTTCCGCATCTGGTTCGAGCGCGACGATCTGACGAGGGCTGACATCGGCCAACGAGCCACTGCCTATTCTTCACTGATCACCAGTCGCGTCATCAATCCCAACGAAGCCCGCAAATGGGAAGGCCTGCCGTCCTATGCGGAGGGCAATGCATTTGCGAACCCCAACGTAACGCCGGCCAAGCCCGCCAACGACAACAATCCACCCATTGCGCAACAGCAGGCGGCCTAAGAATGGAACGGCTATTTTTTGAAACCAAGTTTCTTGCCGGCGATGCTGGCGAGATCGAGGGGCTGGCCTGGCCATTCGCTACGCCTGACCGCGTTGGCGATGTCATCGAGAAAGGTGCGTTTGCGAACGCTACCTTACCGCTGCCTATGCTATTCGGTCACGACCCTGACGACCCTGTCGGCGCATGGACCGAAGCTACCGAAGCAAGCGACGGATTGCGGCTAAAGGGTCGCCTCCTTGTCGGAGAGGTGCGGCGCGCGGATGAAGTGCGCAGCCTCGTAAGGGCCGGTGCTGTTCGCGGACTGTCGATCGGCTTTATCACCAAGAAGGCCATGCCGCGCAAGGGCGGTGGCCGCACTATCACGAAATTGGAGCTTCTGGAGGCGTCGCTTTGCGCTATCCCGATGCACCCCGGCGCTCGCGTTACCGACGCCAAATCCGCCGTGCGAGCACTCGAGATCGCTACGGCTATCAACCGGCTGGCTCAGTCCATCCGCATCTAAACTAGGATCCTTAGATAATGCACATTCTGAATAACGCCCTTGAGATCAAGGGCGAAGACGATACCGATTCCGTGGTCACCAAGGCGCTTGCCGATCTGCAGAAGACAGTCGATGACCGCCTGAAGGCTGTCGAGACCAAGGCTGCCGCCAACGACAACGTTAAGCTGGTTGAACGGCTCGACGCTATTGAGACGAAGCTTAACCGCCCGGCAATCCTCAAGGGCGACAACGACAACAAGGAGCTTTCGCCAGAGCGCAAGGCGTTCAAGAGCTTCCTTAAGTACGGCGTCGAGCGCATGCCTGGCGAGGAAACGAAGAGCCTCGTTGTCTCGGATGACACTCGCGGCGGCTACCTGGCGCCGGCTGAGTTCCAGACGGAAATCATCAAGAACATTGTGCAGCTTTCGCCTGTGCGCCAGGCTGCTCGCGTTGGCAGCACCGCGTCCGCATCGGTCATTCTGCCGAAGCGCACTGGCACGCCCACTGCGTCGTGGGTCGGTGAGACGGAAGCCCGAAACGAGACTGGCTCGACTTACGGCCAGGTCGAAATCCCGGTCAATGAATCGGCGTGCTATGTCGACGTGTCGCTCCAGTTGCTTGAAGATGCCGCGGTCAATGTCGAAAGCGAAGTAGCGTTTGACTTGGCTGAAGAGTTCGCTCGCCTGGAGGCCGTGGCCTTCGTCAATGGCGATGGCTTCAAGAAGCCCACCGGTATTATGACCGACGCCGGCATTCCGTTTACGGTGTCTGGCTCGGCCGCGACTATCGCCGACGCGGACGGCACGGCGGATGGCCTGATCAACCTTATGTACGCCCTCAAGCCGCAGTATCGCGCCAACGGCGTGTGGATGGCCAATGGCACGACCATTGCACAGGTGAGGCGCCTGAAGGATTCCACAAAACAATATATCTGGCAGCCCGGCCTCCAGGCTGGCGAGCCGGCCACGCTGCTCGGCCGCCCGATCATCGAGGCGCCAGATATGCCCGACACCGCAGCCGGTACGTTCCCGATCATCTTTGGTGACTTCAGCCGTTATCGCATCTTCGACCGCGTCGGCATGTCGATCCTTCGCGACCCGTACTCGCAGGCCACCAGCGGCAAGGTGCGCTTCCACGCTCGCCGTCGCGTCGGCGGTGCAAACACGCAGGCTGAAGCTTTCCGTAAGCTCAAGGTCTCGGCTTAATCATCACCATAAAGGGCGGCTTCGGCCCGCCCGCCACTCTCTTGAAAGGATCCGCAATGCGCGATCTCGCTAACTCTCTTGGCGTTGTGCAGGCCGTTGCGCCTGCCGTACTCACCGCCACCAATACGTCGGCTGCTATCGACCTGCTCGGCTTCAATGGTGCGGCTGTAATCATCAACACTGGCGCCATTGCCGGCTCGGGCAACTTCACGCCCAAACTGCAGGAGTCGGACGACGGAACCACGTTTACCGACGTCGCTGCCGGCGACCTAATCGGCTCGTTCCCAGCGGCTCTTGTTGCGGCAAGCGCACTGAAGGTCGGCTACATCGGCAATCGTCGATATGTGCGCACCGTGCTGACGCTTAACAGTGGCACAAGCATTGCGGCTAGCGCTGTAGTCGTTAAGGGACGAGCTGCGTCGCGACCTGTTTCCTAATCTGGCGCGGGCATTGAGGGCGACCACGTAATGGGCACGTCCAACAACGGAAAGGACGATGCAGCGCGCCACCGCTAAGCGGTCTTCTTTGACTGTTCAATTGTCCATTTGTCCAGATACCAGCCGCTCCTCCTTTGGCACGTTTCGGCGTGCTGCGGCCAAGGGTCATTAGCAGGCGGCATGCTTCGCGCTGCCGTCTGCTTACCTCACGGAAGAACACATGCCGAACGTGATATGCCCGTGCGGCTTCAGCGTGCCCAAGGGCACTAAGTGCGACTGCCGCCTTAAGCAGGCTACGGCGCGTCAAGCAGCCAATGACGTTAAGCGTGGCAGCGCGGCGAGCCGTGGTTACGATGGCAAATGGGCACGCGAAAGCAAGGCCTGGCTAGCATCGCTTGGCAACCCACTATGCGCTTGTGGATGCGGCAAGCCGGCCGACATGGTTGATCACAAGATCGCGCCGAAAGGTGACATGCGCCTATTCTGGGATCGCACCAATTGGCAGCCCTACAATGGGCTGTGCAATCGCCGCAAGAACATCAAGAGCGAAGGTGGGTTTGGGCGTAATAGATCACAGGAGTGAGCGACAATCCTGATGGGTGAATTTTAGGATCGCAAGGTCGGTCCAATCCGCAATATTCACGTTACTGCCGTCTGGCTTTTTCCAAATATCTTCGTGCGTGTTGCGGTAGGCGCTAGCCCAGATGACGCCCAACTTGAAGTCGATGTTTGGGCCATCGTGCATATTTCCCCAAAACCCTATGGGTTCAACGTCAGAATCTTTGATCTTACCGTCAGCATAGGCTTGCAGAAACACTTTCCCTTGCTCGTAGCCCAGTTTGAACAGGCGTGCCTGCTCATCGCTAAAGTTCGCTGTTGAAGCTAGCGCGGCGCATTCAAACGCGGCGTACGACTTTTCGGAGAGCTTGACCAAATCTGATGTCGACTGCGCCTGTGATTGATCGCAGATCAGCATCGCACATAGTACGACCAACAATCTCATTGCGGCGCTCCCTAGTTCCCCGTCTGTCCACCATCGCACAACCCCCACCCGGTCGACAACTTTCCGCCATCCCAGCGGGACCACGCGGTCCCAAAAGTTCGCAATTCACACGAAATAGGAATTCCACGCCATGGCAATCGTCACCCTTGCCGAGCAGAAGGCTTTCGTGCGCGTCGACTTTGAAGACGACGACGCCATGATTACGCAGCAAATCGATGCCGCCCAGGCGCATTTGGAACAGCTACTCGGCTTTACCATCGAGACTGAGTTTGCAGATCCGCTTGTGGTTCCGGCCGACTTGGTCGGCGCCGTCATGCAGTTGGCTGCCCAACGTTACGAATACCGTGAGGCCGTGCAGGACAATGCTGTAGCGGAGACGCCGCTTGGCGTTTGGGATGTCGTGCGCCAACGGCGGAACTATTCGTTTTGACGGCTACAAGGAGGACGCATGCGCGGTCGGAAAGCTGAGATCACATCTCTCGATGGTGCGCTGTCACAGGCACCTAAGGCGCCGTCGTGGCTGCCGGCTCATGGCAAGGCTGAGTGGCGTCGAGTCGTGCCGCAACTGGTGGCTGATCGCAAGATTGCAGCGCACGAGTTGAGCACCGTTGAAAGCTACTGCGTTGCCGTTGCACGCATGCGCGAAGCCGAGGCCGCTTTGCAAAAGCATGGCCTGACCTTCGAGACCGGCAACGGCCCTAAGCGCCGGCCAGAAACCACCATCCTTAAGGAAAGTATCGAGGCCGCACGGCGCCTCGCAGCCGAGCTTGGACTGACGCCTGCCAGCCGCACAAAGAACAAGGGAGGCGCCGTTGGCAATGACGAAGACGACGACCTCGGCGACATTTAACGACTGGATTTTCGATGACAGCGAAATACCGGATCCCGAAGGAAAAGGCGAACGTGCCGTCCGATTTATCAGGGCTCTACGCCACCCTAAATCGCGGCTTACCGGCAGGCAGTTTCAGCTTGATCGCTGGCAGGAGCGCATTATTCGCCGCGTATACGGGGACACGCGTCCGGATGGTACCAGAAAAATCAAGACGGTCTTTGCGCTAATCCCGCGCGGAAACCGCAAGACCACTCTCGGCGCCGCGCTGGCAATGCTGCACTTAGGACCGGAGCGCATTCCGCGCAGTCAGGTTGTTAGTTCCGCGGTCGATCGCGACCAGGCCCGTATCGCTCTGGAAGAAATGGTCGGCGTTATCAGGGCCCATCCTCGCACCGAGGAAGCGTTCCAGATTCAGGACACCAAGAATCGCATAACGCATAAGCGGAGCGGTGCTTTCTATCGTGCAATGTCCGCAGATGCTGCCACGGCGCACGGACGTACGCCGGTTTTTGCGCTCGTTGATGAGCTTCACGCCTGGAAGAAGAGAGACCTTTGGGACGCGATTAAAACCGGCCTTGTGAAGACGCCTGGCAGCCTGCTCGTCGTCACTACTACGGCAGGCATTGGCCGCGAAAACATCGCTTACGACATGTACTCCTATGCCAAGCAGGTGGCATCTGGTGCGATCGTGGACGAAGCTTTCCTGCCGATCTTGTTCGAGGCGGACAAGGACGAGGATTGGCGCGATGAGGCCGTGTGGCACAGGGTCAATCCCGGCCTCAGTTGCGTGCCGCCGTATCCCGATATCGACGGCTTACGACAGATGGTCCGCGAGGCGGAACATCGGCCAGCCGATCGGGCGATGTTTCAGCAATTGCACCTTAATATCTGGCAGGACGGCGCTGCAAATCCCGAGTGGGACTTATCCATTTGGGACGAGTGCACAAGCCCCGTCGATCTTGAATCCCTTCGTGGTAAGCCGGCCTGGTTGGCCGTGGATTTGGCGAAGAGGACTGACCTGTGTGCCGTGGCGGCCTGCATCGAGATAGACGTCGGCCGTTACGCGCTGCATGTGCAGTCGTTCGCGCCCGAGGAAGGCATTCGTAGGCGAGCCGATAACGATAGTGCGCCTTACCCGCTATGGCGTGACCAAGGCTATTTGACGGCTTGCCCTGGCGACATTGTCGACCGCCTCATCGTTGAGGATCATATCCGTAAGCTTGCCGATCTTCTGGACGTGCGGGAAGTCGCGTTCGACCAATACCTTGCACGCGAGATTATGGAAAATCTCGAGGCTGACGACATACCGGTCGCGGCATTTCCGCAGACGCTCGCCAACTTCGCAAAGCCAGTCGATGACTTCGAACAGCTCATGCTTACGCGTGCCGTTGTGCACGATGGAAATCCACTTTTGCGATGGGCTATCGGCAACGTTGTGATGATGACTGACCAGTCCGGCAACCGCAGGCCGAACAAGGCACGGTCTGCAGATCGTATCGACCCTGCCGTCGCTGCCATCATGAGTTGCGGCCGTGCTGTGGCCGGCGCAAGCGGTCTTAGCATGTACGAAACAGCGTCCGAAGACGCCTTCTTTTTCTGATTTAGGACATCCCATGATCACCAGCCAACGCGCTTCGGCGCGATCGCAGCCTGATGGCCCGCACGTCGGCGAATTGTTTAGCCTTCCGCTTTTTGGAGTGGGGTAAGTGTAACCGCGAACCCCAATGAGTTAGCATGACGGATTAGCTTCGCAAGTAGATCATTCTCCTCCTCACCTTCGTTCTTTGCGCCACCTTCTATATCACCCCCCTCTGCGGCGGGCTGCTGGCTTGTCCCATGCCGAGCCTCAAGAGTTTCGACGGCAGTTCGAAGCCGTGGAATGTGGATACTTCTTATGCGGCCGGGATGGTCATCTCTAAGTAGTTGACTGAGGAATGGTCCACTAATGTTCATCTCGTATGCGATAGCCGCCAAAGAGAGGCGCGCTTCGCTTCGCAGTCGCCTGATCCGCTCCCGAAACGCATGAGATAGTGAACCGTCGATCCCAGTTTGGTCGGGAATAACTCGCTTTGCGATAGGCACCTTCCCACCTCCATTACCAATTATATTAACAATATTATCGACAAAAATGTGGCTTGGCAACAGCGAAAGGCAGGCGAGGCCGGCGCGTGATCGCCCAGCCTCTAAAAGGAAAATCGATGATGACAGATCCGAAAACCGCCGACGAGACGGAAACGCCTCCGTGCGTTCCAACTCCTTACGACGACGGCATTACCCACGACGACGGTAGCGCCTTCGATGACGGTGCCGGCTACGACCAATAATAGCCAGTTCCACAAACCCTGACACTTCTTTCGGCCCGCTCTTAGCGGGTCTTTTTCTTAGAGATTCACTTTGGTCCAACCTGCATCAACAATTTTTCGCGACTTCGTCACGGACGGCGTGCCGGCTTCCGGCAAGTGGGCGCCATACAAACCTGACGTCCGAGCCTGGGGATCTTGGCTTGAGGGCGTCATTTCAGGCGGCCTTGCCGCCGCCACGGTAAGCAGCATTGCCGCACTGAAGGCTATCGACACCACGACCTTTACCAAGGCGACACTAAAACTTTCCGGCCGATATGGCGATTTTGTTTGGACGTCTGGCGACTTCTCTGCACATGTGGCGGCCGACACCGTAAATGGCGTCTACGTCAAGGCAGATGCGATTGCCGCTACGGCAGGTGCATGGGTACGCGCTGCAACTTCCTTGATTCCAGAAATGTTCGGCGCCATCTCGGACTGGACCGGGACAGTTGGGACCAGCACGAACAACGCGACTGCGCTCCAGGTCATGATCGCGGTCGCGAAATTAGCCGGTCTTTCGATGCGTCTGTCTGATGGTCCGGGCTACTACTGCAACGCTACGCTTTCAGCCACCAACATGGATTTCATGCTTAGCGGCATCTCTTATGGTGCGGGGCGGATTGTCTTTGGTGCTGGCGCAACTGATGGGCTCGTGATCAGCCAGGATACTTTCGAGCACGTAACCAGTGCACAGAGTTTAACCCTGACAACTCTGGGGCAGGAAACCGGCGCCGGACTCAAAGTCACATATTCGAACACAGACAGTGTGAACAATCGAAATCAACCGCGTTGCCTGCTGATGGACCTCGACATTCGGGGGGAAACGCTCGCGGCTGGGTGGCAGGACGGTATTAAAGCTACCGATGTCCACAATCTGAGCATTATTCGCCCCTGCATCAATGGGCGCCGGGATTTGAACTTCACCGATAAGCGAAGCTTCAATTTGATGCGCTATGGGATATACCTGACCAACACATCTGGCGCATTCCCTGCCGATCTCAACATCGAATGCCCCCGTATCTACAGTTGTCAGGTAGGCATTTACGGCGACGGCGAAGGGTCCGAAGGCATCAAGATTGACCGCCCCGAATTGGTCGGCATGGTGACTGGCATCAGTACGCGCCACACCACAACTCGTCCTCTGGTCCAAGTGCGCGGTGGTCATATCAATTGCTTCGAGTTCGGCATTGACCTGAAGAACTCGCCGCAGTCGAACATATCCGACATGCTTATCTACAAGATCCAGCTTACGAACACGGACACCGTGGCAATAAAGCTCGATACTTGCGATTTCTCGACCATCGGGCCGAACGTGCGGTTGATCAACCAAGGCACGGACAAGGCCACCAACGGCGAATGGGATGGTGTGCAGATCATCAATACAAATTACTTCAAAATCGAAGGGCCAGAACAGGAGCGTCCATCCCGCACGGTAGCAATTTCAGGGACAAGCACAGGCGGCGAGACGCGCGACATCCGGACCTATGGTGTCTATACCGGCGCGACAGTCGCACCCTATCTTGACACCTCTTCCGGGGTGAATTCGCGTTTGGGAGGAGGCAGGAAAGTCGTCTCTTCAACCAACAGCGCGATCACGGTACTGGCATCGCCAACGACTGTGGCCACGTCGGGGTCGCTCAACGTGAACAAGGGCGAGCGCTTCCTTGTTCATGCCATGATCAACACGACTAAGGGGGCCACAGCAGGCGAATTCCTTACAACGGTCAATAAGACTGGCACGGCGACGGCAGTATTCAACGACAGCCGCGGTGCCATCCTACAGCGAATGGCTCAAGCAGCTAGCGCAAGTGTAGCTCAGGTGATCTCCTGCGTTCTCAGTGTCACAGCCAGCGGTACGTTGACTATTAATTTGCAAGGCACATCGACCGGCAGCAATTCCGACGTGCTGGCTGGCGACGCCCAGCTTTCGATAGAGATGATCTAGTCACGTCGGCTTGTCCACCAGCGGGGATTTCCTCGCTGGTGGCTTGTATGCGGTCACAAGTCTAAGCGTGTCCATATTCACCGTCACCGGCACGCCAAGGTTCACAGTCACCCACTCGCCATCTATGTGAGTGACGTCGCCAATTAGTTCGATCGGCTGGCCTTTTTTCACCTTTGAGGTTCGGTCGACAATCGAATGCGGAAAGCCGTAGGACGGAATTGACACGCTGACGCGATCCTCAGTGACGCGTCGGCGCACCGTCGCCGTGATGGCAACCTCGTCGCCGATTTTGATACCCTTCGCCATAAAAGGGGACTCTGGCGCGGCATGCGCTGTAGTCAAGCGATTGCTAATGCGCTGACCGGTGAAAGCAGTGCTTTCAAAAATGGTGTGATTTAAAAATTGGGTAGTTGCGAAAAACGCAACGTGTCACCAAAATGGTTACACCGAAAAAGGGTGGTCGCTGTGAACGACCACCCTTTTTCGGGGAGCCACCTGGTACGCGGGGTTTGCGGTTTCAGTCGATCGTTAGGCGACACCGTAAACCCCAGCCAGTGCTACCTAATGTACAGCCACTCAGCTTCCGCCGCCCGCCACGGCTGGCTTTTCCCACAAGGTTTTTGTTCTCTTTTCGTTCTTCTTGTGGATAAGCCGCACGCCGCTTTACACCTATCGAACACTGTAGGACTGTATTCCTTGGGTGGGGCGACCCTTGGAAGGTGTCGCAATGGCTAGGTCAAAACCGTCGAAACAGTTGTCGCAGGCTGAAATTGATCGCTTCTTGGTGGCGGCGGAAGCGCTGCATCTAAGCATCATCAAGCCGTTTATATCGCCACATTGCGACCACTACAGGCAGACACGCGTCCTGCATGAGGTGCTGCTGAAGGCGGTAAGGGAAGTGACCGGCAAAGAAGTCGCGTTCATCCAGTGGAACACCACGGGACCGGTGCGTCCTCCGCCTGAGTAGGAAGGCAAGATGGGCAACCAATCGGGTTGCCGATGTCAGGTGGCTAACACTTACCCGCGACACGGGCCTTCTGAATGGCGTCCAACTCGCCCTTCAGCCTGGCGATTTCTGCCACGCGTTGTTTTGCGTTCTTGTCGCCCATGCTCCCGACTGGAAGCCCCAGCCAAAGGACGCCAGTGGCATCGTTGGAGGCAGTTCTGCTCTGAATGGCGGTTAGGTCGCCGAGTTTGCTGTTTGTGCTGAGTGCTCTGGCGGAGAGTTCGCTGCACGACAGGCCGCCATACGTTGTCGCCGCCGCGATGGGTTTGATGTCATTTGGTGGTGTAGCGCAGGAAGCCAGCCCAATAGACAGTATTAGAATTGCCTTGTATTTCATTATCCCCTCCCAAATCCCCGTATCAGCAGGCGCCCGACAGACAAGGATGTCAACGAGCATTCCTCGCTGCATACTCTGTAGCCTTCTTTGCTCTGTATTCCGCTATCGCCGTTAGCTTCTTCGTACTGTGACTGCCCGGATCTTGCTCGGGTACATCCTCGCCGGCAGCGCGCCTCCGCTCTTCGTCATCAATCTTCTTTTCGAGGCGCTTGCCGAGCCACTCCCGCTCCTCGCCGTCCGGCCTTGCCAGCGTAAAACCCTGCGTCAGTCCGAAATACAGCCCGTAAAACTGTTTGATCAGAGGTACGGGTCGTCCTTGATGGAGCGCGTCAAAGCGCGGGAATCCGCTACGCTCGAGCACCGGAAGCGCATCGCGCTTCCATAGCGAGGCGTAATTCTTTCCGACGATCGCGACTGCGATTTCCAAGTCGCTGGCGAACAACGGCAGCTTGTCTAGGGCGTCGTTGGTGACGGTGCGGGGCTCTAAAGTCATTTGCGCCCCGATCGACCAAGAACGATTTCGCGCGCCTTGGGCGAGACAGATTTCTTTCGCGAAAGCTCGATGAGGCTTTTGGTTAGGCGATATTCAGACGGCCCTGGTTTTATCGACGCCGACCTTGGCGACGTCGGCTCGACACGCAATGTGTCCTTGATGCCTTCGATGTCGGCACCGCTGAATAGCAGAGTGCGACCGCGCACCATGCAGAGGCCGTGTTGCCTGGCAAGCTTAGCGACGCCGCGGTTGGTGAGTCGCAAAATCTCAGAGGCTTCGGAAAGTGTTTTGAGTCTTTCTGTCAT